CGATGACACCTATGCCAGCGGTGAGGGTTGCACTCCACAAAAGGCCCATTTCCATGTTTTAACCTCACAGAGCGCCGATGATGAATGCCAGGAGTTCTGGGTAACGAACACCGAGGCGGGTGCGTTCGGTTGCGCCCTCGGGTGCTTCCTCGGCGGTTTCGAATGTATCGATGACCGTTTGTTCCTCGCGCCCCTCGACCGCCTCGGAAACAAGACGTTCCTCGGTGGTTTCGGGTTCGATCTCATTGCCTTCATCATCGAGGACCGCGGGGATCGTGACGGTTTCATAAACCGCATCTTGAGCCTCGATCGCGGGGATCACTCGCTCTTTCTCCCACCAAGTGCTTGAGATAAACATGGCGTAACGACCAGCGTCCAGACCTTCAGCAGCGAAAGCATCCTGCAAGTCCTGTGCGATGATACCGACATGGATACGGGCTTCGTCACCCTTCTCAGCAACGGCATCCTTCCAGCGATACTTGCGGATCAGACCTTTAGCTGCAATGGCAACCCGCTTCTCAGCTTCGTCCAGTTCAGCGATGTCTTGCTTTTCGTTGCGGTCAGACGTTTGGATCGTGCCGTTGGTGGCGTAGATGTCGTCCCAGCGATAGGAAATATTGCCAAGGTCTTTTACATTATCAGCAAGACTGCCAGAACCATTGGTCGGGATTAATTGGTTCACATCGAAGGCGATCCCAACATTGTTTGTCCCATAAATGGCAAACCTGCCTGCAATGTTCCCAATACTCCCCACACCGTCGCCGTCTTTTTGGAAATCAGCAATGCTGCCATCCGTTGTCAATCGGTTTAGTGCCAAAACTGTGTTTACGTTAGCTGTCGCAGATTGTCGAACTATTTTAGTGTAACCATTGCCATTCACCACCAAACCAGGTGAAGTGTTGTCATCACTAGTCTTACCAACCAGCAATTTACCGCTGCTGTCGATACGCATGCGTTCGGCGAGGTCGCTTGTAGAAGAGGTGCTTGCTTTACTGAAAAACGCAAGACCTATCTGATTGTTATCTGACCCAGTTTGGACGGGAGCAATGCCTGCGTGACGACCTCCACCCTGAATATCTGTGAAAGATATACCGCCAGCATACCCCCCATCACTAGCATTAAGTGCCTCACACTCTATAAGAAGACCATCTCCAGAATAGTCATTGTATCCCAGACCAAAATTAAATGCTGTTAGAGTATGCAGTTTAGCCGCAGGGCTGCTCGTCCCAATCCCAACATTACCGCTGCTGTCGATACGCATGGCTTCAGATTCAACACCTGCCGAGTTTGCAGTTCGGAATACAAGAGACCTTGGTTCTGTGGCAGCAGACGTGCCAGCAGTCAAAACTGCGGTGTCGCCATCCATACCAAGACCGATGTAACCATTCCCAGCACCACGGACAACTTGAATGAGGCTGTTGTCAGCACCGTTATCAATCTCTAGCTTCCATGCTGGGCTGCTTGTGCCAATGCCCAACGCCTCAGCACTCGCATCCCAGAAGAGCTTAGGCGTGGTGCCTGTGTCCTCGTAGAAGGAGATGTCGTTTCCGTTATTAATCGTCATAGCCAATGTGTCATTAACAGATAATGACAGCAAGCGAGTATCTGAGGCATGATTAAACGTAGCGCCAACACCAGAGCTGTTGAGCATTTTAAAGCTAATCGAACCTATGTCATTTACATCTTGGACTAGGATTTGCGCACCATTACTAGCCACAGTCAGCCCATCGCTGGTGATCGTGCCATCCACATTGATCCCAGTATTGAAGTCAGCGGTCGCGTTCACCGTCAGCGTATCTCCAGCCGCATCGCCGATCGTGACGTTCCCCGTCATCGTGACATCGGACGCCTCACCCGATACGTTGAGGAAGCGCGAGTCCGCCTCGGCTTTGGAATAGGTGTCGAGGTTCGTGCGAGCATCCGCCGCCGTTGTTGCACCCGTGCCGCCCTGGGCGACAGGAAGGGTTCCAGTGTATGCGATCGGACCGCCGCCGATGTTGATCGACCAAGCCGTTTTGGTGCCGCTGCCCGCATAGGCGACCGCGTTCACCGTGAGGGTAGTTCCCGAGTAAGCGGTCACGATGCCATCGATCCAGTTCGTCGAAGGCGCGGCGGTGTCCGCGATCCGCAAAGGCGTCCCGACCTGGTAAGGCTTGGAGGCTTCGACCGTGAAGGTCTTTGAACCTGTGCCGATCGTGTTCGAGGTGGTCGAGGTGGTGGAGTAGAGGCTCCCCGCTTGGGTAACGAAATCTTCGAAGGCGTCAGGGAGACCCTCGACATAGTTCGTTCCCGCGAAATCCGCGAGAGTGTAGGTGCGACCGTTTAGCGTTACTGGAAAGGCCATTGTGCGTTCCTCTTAGATAAGTTCCTCGACCTCGATGAGCCGAGAATAATAGTCGAGAGCCGAGTTCACGATCGGACCCGTTTGCGCGATTCTACCATAGATGTTTTGCGTGATCCACGTTGTCGGATCATCGGGCTGCGGAATGACAAGAATGTCTTGCGCGATACCGCGAAGGCGATCGATCTGGTTAAAGATGTTCCCGAAAATTTCCGCCTCGGGGAGATTGATGAGTTCGAATCTCATGCGGCGGAAGCGTTCGACCTCATCCACAAAGGTTTGACCGCCTCGCGATTTCGTGATCCGCGATTGATCGATGAACTCGAACTCAACTCCGTTGGCATAGTTAATCGAGGGCTTGTAGGAAGGCCCAGAGATCAGGCGACCCGCTTGGAGATAACCAGAGGAGTTCGTCGGGTCAGAGACATCGACCCGCATATATCGAGCCGCCACGACCGCATCGAGGACCAAGAAACTCGAGATCGTATAAGCCGCCGCCACCTCGGGGTTGAGGTAGCCGCCCCATTGAAAGACGCCCCAGGGAAGCGTTCCGAACTCCTCGACGACAGGCCAAGCATCGACCGCGCCGCTATCGTAAACAGTGGTCGAGAAATCCGAGGCATTCGAGAACCGCCAGCGGATTGTGGCATATTGCGAGAAATTGTGTTTGATGATTGCCGCAAAATCGACGATCTTCGCCGATCCGAAATCGACATCGATCTGAGCGGTGGTCTGAGTGTTGCGCCAGACTCTCACGATCTGCCGATCTTGTAAGTTCTCGACAGGAAGGCTTGCGACCTCATCATCGGCGGTGATCGAGGTCGCTGCATCGACATAATTTGTCGAGGAAATAATAATGTTTCGAGCCATCACATCATCCCCAAAGTTCCAGTTCGACCTCGTTGTTCGCAGCGTCCTCGACGATCGAGATCACGCGGAACAGCTTGCCGCTTCCAAGATTATAGCGGTTGAAAGTGATTTTCACCACATCGTTCAACTTGAGAACATACGGCTGAGTTTTCACCAAGATTCGATAAACGTCTCGCTGCGTCTTGTAGATCGTCAAAAGCCTCGAGGCTTCGGTTGCCGCCGCCGATGAGCCAGAAAACAAGGCATCGACCATCAGCGCCGTTGCGTTTGGATATGCGGTTAAAATCGCCGAATCTGTGTCGATCGATAGACCGCCATCGCGTGTAAGGAAATCCCGTCGAGCCGATGACACCGAGGCATCGAGTTCGGTTTCGCTCATCGGTCGATAGTTCTTTTTGTAACCCACGCGCGTTTGAAAGTTCGGGATTGCCGATGCCAAGCGCGTGATCTCGATGATCGTTGTGCTATCGAACTCTGCATCTGCTGTGCCGCTGGCAAGTTCAACGCGACCGACCTGGAACTTGCCATCGCGGTCGAACCCATAGAATCCGCCGATCGTGTTGATGAGGCGATCGAGGACATCGGCGATCGTTGTGGTCTCGGTGTCATATAAGCCGACAGTTGAGGAGTTCGACGTATTGAGCGCGGAGAAAGATGCCGTATCAAAATCGCTTGGATATGTGAAACCAGCGTGTTCCTCGACGATGTGCTGGACAATATCCGCCACCGTTGTGATGTAAGTCCCGCTCGGCTTGGAACCCTTCACATCCGCCGTTATAACCCCAGTAGGCGTTGAGACTAAAGTGAACCGCCCATTTGTCAGATCGACCGTGTAGTCGGTTGTCGGGGTCAGAGCGATCCCGTTTTGATAGACAGCATCGATCGCTTGGATCGCGCCATCATGGACCTGATAAACGAGGTTCGTCGCATCGACCAACACAGGCTCGATATTGTAGACCTGTCCATAGCAGTGAGGTTTTGGTCTACCCTCGAGTTCGCTCGATCCTTCATTGCCACCAGTGCCAGCATATAGCGTTTCGGGATAGTCTCGCTCGAAATCGTTTTGATCGTCTCGGAGGATCACGCGAATGAATACGTCATCGAACTCGACCGTCTTAGCCTGGCCCGTGAAGATCGTGAAATAATACTGATAATCCGCGCCGCCTTCGCCGACCTTCACCTCGACCGATCGACCATCCCATCCATATTGGGCAAGCGCATCGAGACCGCCATCGGCGTTCGTCAGGATAAGTTCCCCATATCCAGGGACCGAATACCCCCCGATCCGACCCGATCCGAACATCGATCTCGAGAATGAGATCGGCTCGACCAAGCGCGGCTCGAACAAAGTATTCGCTGGCGTATCGGTTGGCTCGGTGATGAAACCCTCGCCCGAATAGTAAAGGGTGATCTCGCTCGAGGTGTCTAAGTTGTAAGCCTTGAGGATGACCAGATATTTCTTTTTGGCATATGGATCAGCGACCAGATCGGCGAGGGTTGTTGCGACCATTTACGAACGCGCCCCCACAAGTTGACCGCCAGCGATCACGCGGCTCATCTGGCGGCGGAGGAGAACGATCTCCTCCTTCATATCTTTCACGACATCGATGAGGTCGTTAGCGGAACCCTTGATCGGCGCGACCATACCGTTCCGCCCAGGGATCAGGAGTTCCTCGCCACGCTCTCCCACGCGAACATTGTCGCCAGCATTGAAGCGCGAACCCGTCATCCCCGCCAAATATGGCGCGGCATCGCTATATAGCTTCCCGAAGCGTTCGGAGCGATCTGCCTCATAAGCGCCGCCAGAGAGGGCCATGTTGCCAGTGATCTTGAGAACCTGGGTCGTGATTGCCTCGGTCAAGCCATCGATGACCGCGCCTTTCGCGAACTCGATGCCGACCGATGTGGCGATCGCGGAGAGGTTTCCAGCGCCGAGGATGCCACCAGCGAACGCACTAGAAATGCCGCCGCTGATCGATCCGATCAAGCCGCTACCAGCCGCCAGATTCCCAGCGATTGCCGACCCCACGCCAGGGAGAATGAACGGCAGAGCGAAGGCGGCAATGCTAAGGATGTCGCCGCTCATAATCGCGGAGACCAAGCCTTTCACCGCGTTGGTGATCGCGCCGACGATGTTTT